TCAAAAGTACCGGGTTCAAAAGTAAAACCAGTTTAATTCTATATGGCAAGAAAAAGAACGAATGATCAACCGATTGGTGTTGGACTTACTGCAAAGCAAATGAAGCGTAAGAAACCAATCAATGCTGATTTGATGAGGGATATTGAACCTCTTACAGAAAATCAAAAATTACTTTATAAAGCATACGAATCAAATCAAAATATCGTTGCTTATGGTGCAGCAGGTACTGGTAAGACGTTCATTACTCTCTATAATGCTCTCTGTGATGTTTTGGATGAAAGATCTCCTTATGAAAAAATTTACATTGTAAGGTCTCTTGTTGCCACTCGTGAGATTGGATTTCTTCCTGGGGATCATGAAGACAAATCCTCACTTTATCAAATACCATATAAGAATATGGTAAAGTATATGTTTCAACTTCCAACAGATGCAGACTTTGAGATGCTTTATGGAGGACTCAAAACTCAAGGAACGATTAGTTTTTGGAGTACTTCTTTTATTCGCGGAACTACTCTGGATAATGCAGTTATCATCGTAGATGAATTCCAAAATCTCAACTTTCATGAATTGGACTCTATTATTACCCGTGTTGGTGAGCACAGTAAAATTATGTTCTGTGGTGATGCCACTCAAAGTGATCTAATCAAAACAAACGAAAAGAATGGTATTATTGACTTTATGAAGATTCTACGGGTAATGCCTTCTTTTGATATTATTGAATTTGGTATCGAAGATGTTTGCCGCAGTGGATTGGTTAAAGAATATCTTGTTGCAAAAAATGAATTAGGACTGTAATGACATTTATTCATCATAATTTTCTAGGTGATATTGAATTAGAAAAGAAAGAATCAAACGGCATCCGTCTGTATCATCTTCCCGATGGGCAATGGGTGCCTTCCATCACTTCAGTCACTTCATTTTATAATCGTCAGATCTTTGTGAAATGGCGTGAGCGTGTTGGTCTTGAAGAAGCAAATCGTATTACGAAAAGAGCAACTGCAAGAGGAACTGATTTTCACCAAGTTTGCCAAGATTATCTTGAAAACAAAGAACTGAATTGGAATGATTATCAACCCCTGACAAAGATTATGTTTCATCACGCGAAACCTTATCTGAATAAGATAAATAATATTCATGCGATTGAAAGAACTCTCTATTCTCAGTACTTCGGTCTTGCTGGTCGAGTTGATTGTATTGCGGAATATGAAGGGGAGTTGGCAGTAATCGACTTTAAAACTTCAGAAAAAATTAAACCTGAGAAATGGATTGAGAACTATTTTGTTCAAGAGATGTTTTATGCATCTGCTTATTATGAAATGACAGGTAAACCAATTAAAAAACTTATTACATTGATGGTCACTCCTGGTGGAGAAGTGGAAGTATTTGACAAAAGAAACAAAGGGGATTATATTAAACTACTAGTTCGTTATATTAAAGAATTTGTATCTCACAGTACTAGGCCAGATGGAGAATGAGTTAGAGAAGGTATTAGAAAGTAAATTTTTCTGTCCCTCACGGTTTGCACAGGAAATCGAAAATCTTGTGCAGATTAATATTGAAATGAATTATATCGATGCGATTATTCATTTCTGTGAACAGAATAATATTGATTTAGAATCAGTTCCTAAACTCATCTCAAAACCACTGAAAGAAAAGATTAAGTATGAAGCAATGGAACTCAACTTCTTGAAAAAGAGTTCTCGTGCAAAATTACCTCTTTGATGAATGATGCCATTTGATTCTTATAAAACTTATCTGTCCTTGAAGAATCACTTCACCAAGGACAGTTATGATTACTTTAAATATTGTGGTAAAAGTCGTGCAACATTACAATCTTTCTATAAACGAAAAGATCGAATGTGGTTTGAGAAAGTATCCAGACAAAAAACAGATCAGGAAGTTGTAGATTTTTTTGTTGCTAATTTTGTTTCTTGTAATGATCCAGAAACTCTTTGGATTGGTGAAATGATTAAAGAAGGAGAAGATAGATATCAAAAGTGGCAAAAGAAAATACAATCTCTTTCCTATCTTTTTAAAGAAGAAAGTCAGTCTCTGTTTGAAGAGAATAAATTTCAAGAAGTCTTTAGTTGTTCTAAAGGTCATCCTCCATTACTTAAAAGGTTTCTAACAGGTAAAGTAAGTCTAGAAACTCTTGTGATTTATGATAAAATCTTTTCTTACTCAAATAATTTTGATAAGAAACTTAAGGATCCAGTGTGGGAAACCGTCAGTCGTAGGATTAAAAAATATAATCCATTTCTAAATATTGATATATTTCGATTTCGTAAGATTTTAAAAGAAATCGTTTTGGAGGATTCATGAGTTTCTTTAGTTCAGAAGTTGTCCGTGCTGAGATGACTGAGATTGCAGAGTTACAAGAAGAAGTTTATTCAAACATCTTTAAGTTTCCTACGATGACTAAAGAAGAAAGACTTGATCATGTTGAACTTCTTGAACGTCTTTTAGATAAACAGAAAGTTCTTTATACAAGAATGAGTTTGTCTGATGATCCCGAAGCACAACAAATGAAAGATCGTATTGTTCAATCTGCAATGATGATGGGTATGCCTCCTGGCACTGATATGAATATCATTCTTAATAATATGTCAAGAATGCTTGAGATGATGAAGCAACAGATTGACAAGCACGATCCCGACTGATAGAATATGGGCTGGACGATCCCTTAAGCAAAGTCCCAAAAGCCAAATCCAATTAATACGGAGAAATCTAATGTCTTTTTCAGATCTAAAAAAACAATCCAAACTTGGTTCTTTGACTGCTAAACTAGTCAAAGAAGTTGAAAAAATGAGTGCCACCAGTGGTGGTGAAGATGATCGTCTCTGGAAACCCGAACTTGATAAAACTGGAAACGGTTTTGCAGTGATTCGTTTCCTTCCTGCCCCTGAAGGTGAAGATGTTCCTTGGGCAAAGATTTATTCTCATGGTTTCCAAGGTCCTGGTGGTTGGTATATTGAAAACTCTTTGACTACTCTTGGTCAGAAAGATCCTGTTTCTGAATATAATCGCAAACTGTGGAACAGCGGTAGCGAGAAAGATAAAGAAACTGTTCGTAAGCAGAAGCGTAAACTGTCTTATTACAGCAACATCTATGTTGTAAAAGACCCTACCAATCCTCAAAATGAAGGTAAAGTCTTCCTGTTCAAGTATGGCAAGAAGATCTTTGATAAGATTATGGAAGCAATGCAACCTGAGTTTGAGGATGAAACTCCTATCAATCCTTTTGACTTCTGGCAGGGTGCGAATTTCAAACTCAAAATCGTCAAGAAAGATGGGTACTGGAATTACGACAAGTCAGAATTTGGTTCTGTTGAACCACTGCTGGATGATGACGATGCTCTGGAAGCCCTCTGGAAGAAAGAGTATTCTTTGGCAGCAGTAACTGCTCCTGATCAGTTCAAGTCTTATGAAGAACTGGAAGCACGTATGAATGCTGTTCTTGGTCTTCAAACTTCCTCTCCTACACGTTCTCGTGCAGTAGTTGAACAAGAAGATGACCTGGAAGAGTATGAACAAACTCCTTCTGTTCAGGATCGTGTCGTAGAAGAACTGGAACAGTCTTATACTCGTTCTAAGTCTCCTTCACTTCCTAAGATCACTCAAGATGATGATGAAGATGATGCACTTGCATACTTCTCAAGGCTTGCGAATGATTGATCATTCATAAAGTCTAATATTATCACCTTTCTTAAGGTTCTCAGCAACATACTGTTGAGAACCTTTTTTATATGGCATAATTTCTTTAATATCATCAAATACAATACTTAGATATCTTGGTTTTAATACATAGATATTTCTTTTCTTTTCTTCTAGTTCTATTTCATATTCAAAATTTGTGACTGCAATTGTAAAGTTTCTTGCTTCTTGGTATTCTCCATTATCGTAATATTGAAGACTGAATTTTTCATCAACAATTAGACCTTCTGGAATAATTATAGTTCCATTGGAGTCTATAATTTCTGTAGTCTTATAATATTTAATTCCATTATAAAGAGTATTATAGTCATTGTATTTGTCTAGAACATACTTATCAAATGTTCTTTGAGTCATGGGCCATTCTGTTTTTACGTCAAGTATGTTATTGGAAAGA